GCGGCGAGGCGAGAAAAGGAGGAATTTCCCGCGCCGCCCGTGCGGAGCTGCTAGGTTGTCATTACGTTCCCGTCGATTTCGCGCTCGAACGGGTCACGCTGGGTTTTCAAGGTGCTGGTGGTGCTTTTACTAGTTCGCGTCAGGCAGTCCCATGACGTGCTCGACGCTCACTCCGAAGATTTCGGCCAGCTTGACGAGATCGCTCGATCGCGGCTCGCTGTTGCCCTGCTCCCAGTTCTTCACAGTGTTGAAATGGATGCCGCCGAGCTTTTCCGCGAGTGCCGCCTGGGTCATTCCAGCGCCCTCGCGAAGTTCCTTGATGCGGTTCACCTGTTCACCCCCTCCCGACCGTCTCGATTGATTAGCCTCAAAAATGAGTAACAACTTTTTGTTGTTACTATGCCACTATAACAACATGCCGCTGTTGTTGCAAGGGAATTTTCACAACTTTTTGTTGATTCCAGATTCTTGTTGTGGCACCATGTAAACAACAAATATTTGTTAGGAGTCGTTATGTCCACCCAGGTCGAGATAGCCGCCCGCCTCATTGAGGCACGAGAGGCGAAGGGCATGTCCGGCGCGCAGCTCGCGCGAGAGCTGGGGATGTCGCAGCAGAAGTATCATCCATACGAACATGACCGCGAGATGAAGGCGTCCATGATCGTGAAGGTATGCGCCGTCCTCGAATGCTCTCCATCCTGGCTGCTCGGAATAAAAGACGACGGAATGAACTTGCCGCCTGAGAGCGAGCTTCTTAAATCGTTGAAGCAGGAGTTTGAGAAGCTGAACACGAAGGGTAAGAAGAAGGCTGTCGAAGACGTTGGGGAGCTGGTGTTCGTGCCCGAATACCGCAAAAGCGCCATGGACGCCAAGGATTCTGATAGGAGGTCGGCATAATGGGAATGCTTAGGGATTTCGTCGCTGCGTTCAAAGAAGGGTACAACGGCGATGCGGGGAGCGCGCCGAAGCCGTCCACCGTCATCAGGCCGTGGGGCGGCAAGCCCGCCATGAAGGTGTACAGGCTGCCAGCCGACCACGAGGCGAAGGTGTACACGTACGACGGTGCGCCGCTGAGGGGCCTCTCGCTGAACGAGCGTTTCGTCATCACGGCCATACCGGGCGACGTGACGATGACGAGCGTCTACACGGGCGCAACGGCGTCGACCACGAATTACAACGACATCGCGTACGCGTACAACGGCGAGGTGTTCGGCTTCGCGTCGTCGCATGCCGAAGCCGTGAAGAAGCTGATCATGGGCGGCTACCGCGTCGAGGTCGAGGCGTACATACGGGGCTACGACGGCGAGCGCGGGTTCCCGTACGTGGTCGGCCTGTTCGGGTTCGTCGACGACGATTTGTACTACAGCCTGAAATAGGCGAGCTATGTCCATCCAGAAGCGAACTCTGAAGGACGGCACGACCGTCTACGACGCCATCGTCTACACCGGCTTCACGCATGACGGAAAGCGCGACCGCACGAAGGTCACGTGCAGGACGAAGCGCGCCGCCGAGCTGGAGGAGGCGAAGCTGAAGGCCCAGGCCGACGCCATGCGCGGCCGCTCGGGCCGCATGAGGCTGTCGGCCTACATCGACGGCGTGTACTGGCCCGTGGCGTCGAAGCGCCTCGCGGCGACCTCGCTCGACACCTACGAGAAGGAGGTCCGCCTGCGCATCCGCCCGTGGCTCGGCAACGTGGACATACGCGACATCGACCGCGCGCGCGTGCAGCGGATGGTGGACGCCTGCGCCACGGAGTCGGTGGCGAGGAAGGCCGTGGGCGTCCTGAAGACGATCATGAACGAGGCGAAGGGCGACGGGCTCGTGGCGTCCAACCCCTGCGAGGCGACGTTCGCGTGGCCCGAGAAGGGCAGGAAGCGCGACAACGGCCTCGTGTTGACCACTTTCGACCAGATAGCCGACTTGCTCTCAATCGTCCGCGAGAACGGCTCTCAGTGCGTCCAGCGCATAGCGTACACGGGGTTGTGCGAGGGGTTGCGCCCGGAGGAACGCTACGCGCTCGACTGGGCGGACGTGGACATGGCCACGCAATCCATCAACGTGGACAAGGCGCGCGTCGCCGCGACCGCGAAGCACGGCGGAGTCCACGACAAGCCGACGAAAACCGAGGAGTCGATGCGCGTCATCCCGATGCACCCGTGGTTTGCCGAGTGGCTGTCCACCGTCCCGCAGGGCAGCGGCGCATTCATAAAGGGCGCGGACGGCCGCCGCATCTCTCCGTCCACTGCGCAGAAGAGGTGGACGCGGTTCCTGGACGGAAACCCGGGCGCGCCGCGCGTAACGATAGAGAACATGCGCCACTCGTTCGCAACGTCGTACCTCCACGCGGGCGGCAACGTCGCCGATTTGGCGCTTTTGCTCGGCCACGCCGACATCAACACGACGCTGCGTCGCTACATAAAACCAAACGTGGACGACCTCCGGCGCGGCATGATGTCGCTTAATACGACCGATTTGGTCATGGGTTAATCATGGCACAATTTTTGCCGGCGATGTGTTCGCGGATGGCATAACCGCAGGTCACGATATGGCACGATATGCGACGATATGCCGAGCATGTGCCATGTATGAATGCATGAAAAAGCCGCGCTGAACTGGTCAAACGCGGCGGTAGAGTTGGTGGAGGCGCGGAGAATCGAAGGTTGTGACACCGCTCCTTGACGTGCGGTTATAGCGTTTGATGTGCTAATCATGGCACAAAAAAAGCGCCCCGAGCCGAAGCCCGGGGCAACCCCTCGCGCAGACGCGGGAACGTCCGACGCGCCATGCCGATTCTACCAGAGCTCACTTGCGTATGTACCACCGCTCGTACGAGTTCCGCCGCTCCTCCTCGGAGCACTCGCGCCACGGCTCGTACTCGCCGTAGGTCCTGCCGACGTCCTTCCAGTCGGCTATATCCCACGACTCGTTCGCCTTGCGGTACGCCATCCCGTCGGGGATGGAGGACACGCCCTCGGCGAAGTCGATTGGGGCGCGCCTGAGTTTCCGGTTGTAGTGGCCCTTGAACCACGTGTCCTTCTTGACGATGTGGCAGCAGGGCGTCTTCTTTCGGGAGCGTGTCATGGCTTCCTCTTCCTCTAGGTTGCTAGAACACGCTCACCTCCCCATGAAAGGGGCGGGGTCCCGTAGGAGCACCCGCCCATGCCGTCTCCCATTCTACCTGTCGCGGATCGTGGTCTCAACCGAGTACGGCCAGTAGGCGTTTCGCTTCTGCGCCGCCTGCGCGGGCTGCGAGCAGCTGACCATGACGACGGCGGCGAGCACGACCGCGACGACGAGCGCGGACAACGCCCAGATGAGCAGGTCGAGCCTACTCATCCCCCTTCACCAGCTTCGAGAGCATCGCCTCGATGCGGTCGAGCTGCTCCTGCTGGTCTTCCTGCTTCTTGGCCATCCACGCGATCCGCGTCTTCATGTCGGCCTTCTTGTCGCGGCCCGTGGGGTCGCTGTCGTCGTGCAGGTAGCTCTCGATGTCGATGATGCGGTCGCCCGCAGACAGGCTCACGTTCGGCCCCTGCAAGCCGTAGTTCCATACGTCCTGTGCGCTCACGTCGTCCTCGCTTTCGTATCGTCCGTTGTAATGCAGGCATCCGTCCCATGGATACCAGTAGTAGCCGCAGATGTGCGACTCCCAGCCAGTCTGGTCACCGCGCTCGCCGCCGTACACGCCGCCCCACTCGTTGCCGCTGAACTCGGAGAGCTGGCCGCCAGGCTGGCACATCGCGACGTGGCATTCCTCGTTGAGGTAGAGGTCGCCAGGCTGGGCTTCGTCGCAGCCAACCCAGTCGAAAAGCCCCGACGCCAGGAACACGTCGCGCATGTTGCCCGTGTACGTCGCGCCGTCGAAGCGGCCCTCGTACGGCGTGCCCTCGACGGCCTTGCGCCACGCGGTGATGGTGGACGAGCTGCAATCGTAGTCTCCCACGTTGAGCGTGACGCCCTCCACCTGCACGGTCACTGGCCCGCCCCAACGCTCCGACCAGTCGTAGCCGAAGCCTGGGTCTAGGCACATGTAGCGGTGGATGGCCGCCGCCTTATCGTTGAGGCTCATCGTCGGCCTCCTCGGGCACCTCGGGCAGCCCCGCGACGCTGGTCAGCAGCGACAGGATGCCCGCCAGCAGCGACGCGCTGCCGACAAGCGCCCAGTTCACGTCGCCCATGGCCGCGCTGGTGCCGATGGTGGCGATTGCCGTCTGCGCGACCGTCTTGACAGCGCGGACCGCTGCGGCCTTCGCCCACTGCTTGATGTTGCCGTTGAACATGGTGTAACCTCCTATTCGTGCAGCTTCTCGATCTTCTGCTCTAGCTTCTCGTCGCGCTCCTTCAATTCGTCGATGCGCTTGAAAGCCGTGTTCAGGTCCGCCTCCAGCTTGTGCGTCCTCTCGACGACCCTGTTGTGCCTGTCCACCGTCTCCGCGAGGTCGTCGATTTTCTGCTCCGTCCTGGCCAGCCTGGTGGACACCATGCCGTAGAACCCGACGAAGGCGAGCACGACCGTGACGATGGTGCCGATGTACGGTGTTATGTCCACGTAATCCGCCTCCCTTCCCCGCAATCATGCGGTCTGTCTCTGTAGCTTTTTGTCGCGTGAAAATTCCCAGGCGCTCTACGGGGCGTTCGCCTGGTGGACGTTCTGGGAATTCCGCATAGCAAACCCCTAACGAAAGGAAACGAAGATGTTGTTCGAGCAAGCCGTGTACGAGTACGTCGAAGCCAAGGAGAACGGGCGCAAGGCCGTCAGGCCGAACACGCTCGAAGGCTACATGTCCGCGATTCGCTGCCACCTCATGCCGAGGTGGGCTGGCCGCGAGATGGAGTCCATAACGTCCGACGAGCTGCAAGAGTGGGTGGACTCGTTCGAGAAGCCAGGAGCCGCCCGCAAGGCGTTCAACACGTTCAGGCAAGTCCACCGCTGGTACCTGCGCGCCTACCGCGTGCGCGTCTACGACGAGACGCAGGGCGTCGAGCTGCCCTCCGCGCCCAGGCGCAAGCCCTCGGCGCTCTCGGTCAGGCAGGCGCGAGAGGCGCTGCGCGACATGCGCGGCGAGGAGTTCGAGCCGTGCGCGCTGATTCAGCTGTCATGCGGTCTCAGGCCGTGCGAGGCGGTGGCGCTCACGTGGGCTGACGTCAATCTCAAGACAGGCGAGGTGCGTATCACTAAGGGCCTGCACGAGGCGTTCGGCGAAGTGTACGAAAGCCCGACGAAAACCGAGAAGTCGACCCGGACCGTGGTGCTTCCGCCGTATGCAGTTGCCCGTCTGAGGGAGTGCAAGCGGCTCTCCGGCGCTAGAAGGTCGGATAGGCTGTACGGGTCCGCTCCTGGGCGGTACCGCCGCCAGGTGCGCTCCTGGTTCGCCAGGAGGGGCGTGAGGATGTGCGCGCAGTGGCTGCGCCACACGTTCGGCACGCTGTCGCTCCAGGCCGGCACGCCCATCGAGACCGTCGCGCTGATGCTCGGGCACGCGGGGTTGTCCACCGCTTACGAGCATTACCTCGTCGGCAACGCCGCGCTCATGCGGGACGCGCAGCGGTCATACGCGAGGCTGATCGCGGGGGCGGCTTAGAATCCGTATCCTCGCTCAACAACGCGAAGGCCATGAAGGCGGTGCTGACCGACCCGCACGATCTCTACTACTGGCTCGATACGTCGTCGAAGCGCCTGTGGTTCTACGATTACGCATGGGCTGGCGGCGCGCACATCATCGGGTCGATACAGTTGCAGTAATCCGTATCCCACGTTCCGACCGCAAGGCGCTACCTGCTGAACGGAGCGGGGCAAAGCGGGGACTCGGAGACCATAGCCGGAGCGAAGCACGGCCTCGCCGTCTGCTTCGGGCGCGCATACGCGATCTACGCTTTCGACTCGTCGAGGCAGGTTGTCGTGTACACGAACGCGGGAACGCTGTCCAGCTGGATGGAGTTCTCGTATTCGTCGGGCGGAGGCTTGACGATCAAGAACAACACGAGCGGCAGCAGCCTGTCGGTGCTCGTGTTCTACTGGTCGTGATGTATCCGCACCGCTACGCGCTGTTGTCCACCGTGCCGGTTTGCACCGACGCGCCGTTCCACCCGATGAGGTAGTACCGCCTGTTCGTGATGTACGGCATCTTGACCGCGAGGGCGTAGCCGAACGCGAACGTGAACGGGTTGTCGCTCGGGTTGTTGTAGAAGCCGAGCGCGATGAGCGTGCCCCTGTTGTCGCCCTGGTACCTGGTCGCGAGCGTCGCGGCGAACGTGGTGTGCAGGCCGTTGCACTCCACCAGGTCGAGCGTCTGGTGTGATACGGATTCCCGGAGCTGCGCCAGCGTGCCCGTGCCGTCGCTGATGGAGGTGCCCGTGACGCCGCCAGCGAACCACGCGTTGCCGTTCCAGTCGAGCGTGTGGGCGTTGGAGCGCGCGTCGTTTGCAGTGCCGTTTCCGACGATGTGCGCGTAGGTGCCGTTCGAGTCCGCGACGTTGTACTTGCCCTGGACGTGCTGGTAGTCGGACGACGCTAGGGTGTGGTCGCCCTCCGCGTGAGACGAATGGCCGCTCGCCACGGAGTATGCCCCCTCGGCGTGCGCATAGTAATCGGATGCCGACGCGGTGCCCTCGGCATGCGAGCCTATTCCACTCGCCTCCGACTGTATACCCTCAGCATGAGACGAGTATCCAGACGCGACCGTTGCGGCCCCCTCGGAGACGGAGAAGCCGCCGACGCCGCCAGTACCCCTGCCGCCTAGCGTGTACGCGGGGAGGTTCGCGGAACGACCCTGATCGTCCACCGTGTCGTACCTGTCGACGACGAAATGACCGCCGACGTTGATTGACCCGTCGAACAGGCGCGTATTCTGGCCTAGGTGGAGTGCTGGCGTCCCGTTGTCCAGCCCGAGGAGGACGGCTACGGCGCTGCCCTTGTAGACGTACACGCCGCCGTCCTGCGAATCCCCGAAAGACGGGTTTAGGTCGATGTCGCTGTAAGGCGTCCCGACTATCACGTGCCTCGCGCCCGTGAGGGTGTCCACGCGCCCGCTGATGACCACCGTCCCCTGCGGGTCGATGATGTACCATCCGCTGTTGTCGAGCTTCAGGCGGTAGCCGCTGCCGTCTTTAATCAGGAACAGGCCGTCGTTCGTCAGGGCCAGATGCGAGGCCACGTAGTTCGCCAACGCGGCGTCCATGGTCATCTCGTAGTACGTGGAGATTTCCGACACGTCTGGCTCGGCAACCACCGCGTAGCCGTAAGGCGACGTCTGGTCGGCCACGTAGTAGACCTTCGACGGGTCGATGGCCGAGTCCGTGGTCGGCGCGAACGTGGCGTGGTTGGTTATCCAGTTGATTGTGCCGAGAACGTCCTCGACGGTGGACAAGCCGTTGAGCGCGCCGAGCGCATAGGTGTTGGCCTGAGCTGCTGCAACACCAGCTTGCTCTGCTTTCGCATCAGCCGTTGCAGCTGCTGCGGATGCCTGCGAGGCCTTCTGGTCAGCCGTCGCTGCGGCGGATGCCGCCTGCACCGCCTTGCCGTCTGCCACCGCTGCGGCAGATGCCGCTGCGTCCGCGCTCGACTGCGCGCTGGCCGCTGCCGTTCCAGCCTGCACCGCCTTCGCGTCTGCGGTAGCCGCTGCGGTACTCGCTGCTGTCGCGCTCGCCTGCGCCGCGCTCGCCGCGCCAGATGCCGTCTCCGCGGCGACCTGCGCGGAGTTCGCCTTCGTCCACGCCTCGTCCACGGTCTCCTGGTCGGCTGCGGGGTTCGTGAAGTTGTCGTTGACCGTCCACGTGCCGCCGACCTGCGCGATGCCCACGCGGTCGCCGATTACGGCTTTGATGGTCGCGGGGAACGGCCCCTTTGCGGTGTCGTCGCCGTCCGTCTTGACGTACACGCCCTCGGCGGTGACGTTGCTCACCGTCGCCTGGACAGGCTTGGCTGGGGCCATGGCGCGCTCCGCGCTCTCGGCCGCCCCGTTCAGCAGGCCGTGGAGCTTCGCGGCCGCGTCCTTGTAATCGCTCATGATGCCTCCCAGTAGCTCTCCTCGTAGCTCGCGGTCGCAGACACGGCGCACGAGCTGTCGCATGTGACGTTCATCGAGTCCACGACGGCCAGCACGTCGAGCGAGCCGCGCACGATCCGCACGCGGTCGCCCGCCCTCACCGGCACGAAGTCGTGCTCGTAGCTCACGGTGCACGCCACCCTGGACGCCTCGGCGAGCTTCCTCGCGGCGAAGGCGTCGGCCTCTGCCTGCGAGCAGGCCTTCGACAGCTCCTCGGGGTCGTCGATGACGAGCGGCACCCTGCGGCCCCTCGACACGGTGGACACGGGCGACGCGGGGTCGTCGTTCACGGCGGTGCCCACGGTGGTGGTCGTGCCGTTCGTGACGCGCACCTCGCAGTAGTTCGGCACCTTGCGCAGGTCGCGCCTGCGCCTCACGTCGCCCACGAGCACCGAGCGGCCGTCGTCGCGGAACGTCCACGCAACGGCCATGGCCTCGCTGGGCAGGCGCGGGAACACGGTGCGCCCGTAGCCGTCGCTCGCCACCGCGTAACCGGCTTTCGCCGCGATCTCGCGCGCGTGGTCGAGCCACGAGCCGCCCGGGTCTGCGGTCACCGAGGCGTCGAGCTGGGACGTGTCGGTGGACTCCACGACAGGCGCTATTCCAGCCGCCGAGCAGATGCGCGCGGCCTCGGCCATCGCCACGGTGCCAGCGCCAGCCGTCTGCAACAGCGGCGCGCGGTCGTCCGCGACGGCCATGAGGCAGCCGAAGCCCGACAGCGCGCACGACTCGACTGTGCCGTGGGACTCTTCGAGCGATTCGAGCATGAGCGTGGCGACCGCCACGCGCTCCTTCGCGCCGTCCTGCTCCACGTCGAGGTACACGCGCACGATCGGCTCGGAGGGCAGCTCGCCGTCGATTTCGAGCGAGCCGTCCTCGCAGACGTCGGCGTTGCGGTCGAACTTCAGGTTGCAGCTCACGACGCAATCGAGCATGCGCGCGTCGCCCCATGTGTCGCGGTCGACGAGCGTGTACGTCCACGTCGGGTTGTATGTCCTGGCCCAGTCCGTCATGAGGTCACCACCTCGACGCCGCCGGACTGCCCCGCGCTCGCCGCGTCGTCCATGACGTGCGTGAACTCGACCGAGGCCGAGTACATGCCGTGCGTGTCGGACGAGCGTCCGATGCTGGTCACCCTGGCGTCAGCTGGGAAGCCTGGGAAGCCCGGCACGCGCACGTAGCAGTCGCCGTCGTAGTTCTCCAGGTCGCGCAGCAGGTCGGCGTCGCCCGAGTCGGCGACCACCTCGAAGCCGAGCGACAGCTTGTGGCCGCGCTGGGTGCCGCGCCTCGCCACGGGGTGCCTCGCGCCCGCGTGCTCGCGGTACGCGGTGTCCTTGGCGTAGCTCTCGCCCGCCTGGTTGTTGTACATGCCCATGAGGGCGCGCCCCATGTAGGGCTTTGGCTCGCCGTACTCGTTGTAGAACAGCTGGCCCTCATCCCAGAGCACCACGGACAGCGGGAACGGGGTGTCCACCACGCGGTCGGTCGCCGCCTGGATGCCCGTCGCCGCGTCGGTCGCCACGATGCGGTAGGTGCACGTGCCGAAGTCGGCGTGCGGGTCGCGGCACCCGCCGATGCCGTCATTGGCGATGCCCTCGGCCACGAGGTGCACGTCGCCATCGGACGCCACGCGGTACACGGCCAGCGTCACGCCCTCGACGTACACGGTCACGTCCTCCACGTCGTCGTGGTAGGCGCACATGGGGATGATGTCTGCGGCCATGGCGGTCGCGTCCCACGTGATCGCGGCGTTCGGGCGCGGAATCGACGCGGACAGCTCGGCCGCGAAGCCGACCGTCCTGGACTCGGCGCGCAGGCTCGCGGCGGTGGCGCACTCGACGCGCGCGCGGTAGGTCTTGAACTGCTCGAAGCGCAGCGCGCCCGGGCCGATTGACACGTGCAGGCCAGTCGGGTCGAAGCCCGCGTCGCCGTTCGTTATCGACCAGTCGAGCAGCACCTCGCCCTCGGTCACGTAACGCTCGGTGCCGTCCGGCGACACCGACGCGTACGACTCTCCCGCGCTGATCACGAGGTGCCACCATATCGGCTGATTGCCAGCCGTGTACGTCGCGGGGTCGGTCTCGATGGACAGCGGCATGGAGGCCAGCGGGTGCGTCTCGTCCACGGCGTTGCCGCCCGCGTCGGTCATGGAGAACGACACGGAAGGCGGCGCGTAGACGGTGAACTGCTGCACGTCGGAGTAGCCCGACCAGCCGCCGACGGATTGCGTCTCGACCTGCACCTTGACCACGGTGCCGTCCGCGATGTCGGACAGCGGGATGGTCTTCGAGGTGTCGGTCGTGCCGCTGTAGACGGTCGGCGTCGCGCTGCCCACCTGCGCCTTGACATGGTAGGCGGTCTGCGGCGCGTTGTCCGCGCTCGCGTGCTGCCACGTGACGGTCACCGAGTCGGTCGACTTGTAGGCCGCCAGCAGCGGCGCGACCGTGACCGTGGGGATGCTGGTGAGCGAGCACGAGGTCGTGGCGTACGCCGACGTCCCGTTCGCGTTGTAGGACGAGACGCGGAAGTACCACGTCTTCGCCGCGCTGAGGTTCTGCGCCGTGTAGACGGTCGCTGGGTAGTCCAGGTCGGTGGACGACACGCCGCCAGAGAAGTCGGGCAGCTCGCTCCACTCGACCTTGACCTTCGTGCCCGTGACGCCCAGGAGGCCCCATTCGAGCTTCACGTCGCCGACGTGCGACTCCGCGTCGATGCTCTGGCGCGACACCTTCAGCCCCGTTATGCCAGCGGGCTTCATGTCCACGGTGGACGTTGCGTCGGAGTACGACCCGCCATTGCCGTACTTGTTGTACAGCCTGAAGCGGTACTTGTAGCGGTGGCCAGCCGACACGCTGCCGTCGCGGTAACTGACCGACGACTCCGAGTTGAGCGCGTACGAGTTGGTCACCGTCACCAACGCGCCGCCGTCGACGCTGCGCTGCACCTCGGCCTTGACCGCGCTGCCGGAAGGCACCGTGCAGCCCGCCGTGATGTAGCTCTTGGACTCCGAGATGACGGCCGTGGGGTTCGTGGGCGTCGGCGGCGTCGCGGCCGCTGCGGCCTGGGCGTCGGCCTCGGCGGGGCTGACGATTCGCTCGGAGACGCGCGTCACGTCGTCCCAGTGGCTCGGGTCGTTCGGCGGGAACTCGCAGAACGCCGTGCACTGCGCCTTCAGCGTCTTCGCGTGGTCGGCGTCTGGCGTGCTGTTCCACTCGTAGGTGTACCAGTAACCGCTGCCGCCCTGGGAAGTGGGCGTGCCCGTGCGGTGGTTGCCGATGTTGCTCGGCGTGAAGTGCTGGGTGTCCTGCACGAACCAGTCGCTGCCCAGGCCGTCGGAGGGGTTCTCCTTGAGCGACGAGTAATACTTGAAGAAGATGTCGGAGAACCGCGTCACGTCGCGCCACGAGCCGTTCTCCTCGATCATGAGCTGGAACGTGACGCGCACGGAGCGGGTGCTCCCCACCCTCGTGAACGCCATGTTCCGCATCGTCACGCCTGTAATCATGCCGCCCCCTTAGCCTGGAGTGCCTGCGCCTGCGAGAACACGGCGTCCATCGCAGCCGCGAGCGCGGAGCCTGCGGGGACGGTCATCTCGCCGATGGTGTAGTGGTTGTGCACGCCCCTCTCGCCGAGCATCGAGGCGATGGTCTCGGCGTAGGGTGCGAGGTATTTCCTGTTCTCGATGGGCACCACGGAGGTCGTGCCGTCGGCGTGGTTCATGACCCACTCGCGCCCAGCCTCGCCCACGATGTGGTTGATCCCGTACCTGTCGACGCCGATGCTCATGGGGCCGTTGGTCACGAAGCTGCCAGCGGCGTGCATCTGGTAGAAGCCGCCAGCCGCGCCGAACAGGTTGCCGACTGCGTTGGCGAACACGGTCTTGGCCTGCGGTTTCCAGTTGTCCCACGCGCTGATGATGTTCGTGAGGGCGTTCGCGCCGTCCACGTGGACGGTCGCGTGCTGGTCCTTGAGGTCCGTGCCGTTCCAGACGTAGACGTGGCCCTGCGCGTCGACGAGCGACACGTCGTCCACGACCGCGTTGCCGTTCTGGTCGATCAGGTCGGTGCCGTTCCACGTGTACACGTGTCCCTGGGCGTCGACCAGCTGGCCGTCGTCCAGGTTGACCCTCGCCAGCTTGTCCTCCAGCTTCTGGGAGTCGTACTTGATTATCTTGCCCGTCGTCTCGTCGAGCGTGTAGCCGACCGATTCGAGCGCCTTCTCCAGGTTGTTGCCGTTCGTCTCGAACGCCCTGGAGACCTGCGTCATCTCGCGGTCGGTGAGTTTCCTGTATTCCTCGGTGGTCAGGCCAGCCTGCTCCACCTGCTTGTTCCATTCGATGACGGCCTGCGTGCCGTTGTGCCACGACTGCGCGTTCGTGAGGTCGGGTATCTCGCCCATGTTCTTCAGGGCGTTCGCGGCCTCGTCCATCTCCTGCGCGATCTTGAGGTCCTTCAGCGTGTGCAGGGCGTCGGCTATCGTGTCGAAGATGGGGCCGAAGTCGGAGCTGGCGATGATGTCGATGAGGTCGGAGAACGCAGCGCCTATGTCGTCCAGGACGTGTGTGGCGGCCGCCTGCTCCGCTATCTTCGCGAGCCCTTCGGCAATCCTGCCGGCACCTTCGGCAACCTTGTCGAAGACCTCGCCGACTTCCGGGGATATGCTGTGCAGGACGCCGCTGATGGCGTCTGCCATCGCCGGGCCGAGCCTCTCGGCTATCGTCTTTATGCGCGGCAGCACGGTGTCCACCACGTTGTTGAACGACTCCACGAGGTCGTCGGTCAGCTTGCCGAGGTCGGCGTTCTCGTCGCCGATGCCGACGAGGAAGTTCGACCACGCGGCCTTCATGCCGGCGACGGAGCCCGTGATGGTGTTCGCGGTCTCGGCGGCGGTGTTGCCGTACAGGCCAAGCTGCTTGGTGCCGTCCTCCAGAAGGCCGACGAGCGCCTGCTGGTACTCGTCGATTGGCACCTCGGTGAGCTTCGTGTACTCGCCGGAGAGGTAGCCAGCCGCCTGGGCCTGTTCCAGGAACGACTTGGACGTTGCGGGGAGTATGCCGCTGAACTGGTCGGCGATGGATTGGTAGCTCGATGTCGAGCGGGAGATCATGGCGAACTTCTCGTTGAGCAAGTTGATGTTCTTGCCCGTGCCGCTCGCGTAGTCGCTGATGGCCTTCATGCCCTTGCGCGCGGCGTCGTACGCGGCCTGGTCGCCCATGGTCGCGCTGAACATGGCCCCGACGTCGTTGATGGTGGCCATGTAGTCGTTGGCGCTCATGTTGAGGTCGCGCCACGCGTTGTTCGCGTCGTTGAACACCTTCGAGGTGTCCATGTCGTTGAATATCTTCTGCACGCCGCCGGAGAGCTGCTCGAAGTTCGCGTAGCCCTCGAACGCCTGCACGAAGATGTCGGATGCCGCCTTCGACGCCACGTCCACGCCCTTGAGGATGGCGGTGGACATGATGTTGCCGATTGCGACGGTTTTCGCGGACATGCCGCTGCCGAACGCAGAGGCGAACGAGCTGCTGCCCGACTTGCCTGCGTTGGACATGCCCGACTTCAGCGCGCCATCGTCCAGCTTCGGGACTACTTGCAGGTACGCGCTGCCGATTGTGGCGTCAGCCATCGGACGCCTCCTTCCTGAATCTGGCCAGCTTCGCCTCGTAGCTCATGGGGTCGACGGGGACCGCCGTCGAGAACGCGGCCACCTCGCCCGGGCGGGCGATTGGCTCGTAGTCCTTCGCGAACAGGTTGCCGAGCATGTCGGCCACGTTCGCGATCATGTGGGTCTCGACGCTCCACTTCGCGTACGGGCGCATCTCTCTCATCACTTCGCTGTCCGCGGGGACGTGGCGCAGGAAGAGCGCGACGGCCCCCCACCCGATTGTGGAGGGCACGTCGCGGAGCCTCACGCGCCACCTGTCGAACAGGTCGAAGTCGAGGGCGTCGCCGTGGTTGGCCACGACCTGGGCGACGCTTAGGATTCCCCCACGGAGATGTCGCTTCCCTCGCCGAGTGCGTTGAACAGGCTCATGTAGCCCATGTCCGTCAACGGCTCGTCGGCGAGGTCGGGGCAGAGCGTGAGCATGAACTCCTTCACCGCTCGGACCTTGTCAGCCAGCTCTGTCGCGTTCGACGCGGGTGCCATTGCTGCGACCTGCTCGACGGAGAGGTCGCGCAGGCGCGGCAGCTCGTACTGCTTGCCGTCCGCGCCCTCGACGACGAACGGGACGGGTTTCTCGATGGTGAAGTCAGCCATTCTACGCTCCTGTCGTGGTGGTGGTCGTTGTGCTCACGGGGGCCAGCTTCTTGAAGTAGCCGCCGATGGTCTCGTCGTAGAGCGCCTGGAACGTCACGGTGTCCACGATGAGGTTGCCCTTGGTGTGCGTGCCGAACGCGATGTCCTGCGGGACGCAGTTCGGGTACACGTAGCGGACGAGGTCCTTCGGGTCGCCGTTCTCGTCGTTGTGCAGCTCGTCGACGATGACCACCCAGGCGTCGGTCGTGCCGTCGAACACGGCGTTGCCGCTGGCGTCGACCTTGCCCGCGCCGAAGCGCAGCTTGTCGGCCGCCACCGAGTTGTCGATAATCGGCACGGCGAGCGTCGCGGATGGTGTGGACGAGGACGCGAGCACGTCCTTGCCAGCCCAGTCCTTGGCGGGGTCTGCCTTGCCGAGGTCCACGGCGGGCGTGATGCCGTCCTCCGACACGCGGACGGTCTCGTAGCCGGAGAGCGTCTCGTCGGAGGTCGTGGGGATGGTGGGGTTGGAGCTGACCAGCGCCACCGAGAAGTAGGTCTCGTCGTTCGGGCGTCCGAACGATGCGAGGCCCGTGTTGGATGCTGCCATATTTCCCTCCTTACGGGGTCTAGCGCGCTACCAGAGCGCGGCCATCGTGAAAACCGACTGGAACCAGCGGTGGCTTCCGTCGAAGCCCAGGGGCACCGGTTCCGTGAACGAGTACATGGCGTCGTTCGCCCGCATCGCGTCGCAGACCTCCCGCGCGAGCCTCTCGGCCTCGTCGTAGGTCTCGGCCCACGACTGCACGGCGAACTCGGGATGGCGTGCGTCGAGCGTCGAGTAGCCGCCCACGGGGTCTACCAGCACGAAGCTGGACGGCCTGTCCGCGGGTGCCTGCGTTGACACGGGGACGGCCAGCTGGCCGCCGAGGTAGCCCACTACCTCTTCGAGAACGGAGCGCATGTCCTCACCTCGATTTCAGGATGGTGTTGTTGATTGAGTTGTCGTAGCGGCCGAGCCTGGTCATGCAGACCACCTTGCCGATGGCCGTGTGGTCGGCCACGTCCACGAACGAGCCGTACGGCGGCGTGTTCGGGGTGCCGTTGAACTTGACCATCTGCACGGTGCCGTTCTTGACCATGAGCGGCACGCGCTCGCCCGCACGGAGTCCGAAGTTGGCGTTCGCGGCCGCCGCGATGGGCGACACGGCCGCGTCGAGCGCGGACTGCATGCCGCCCGACTTGAAGACCTGCTCCCAGCCCGCGGGGTTCGGCCTGTAGCCGTACAGCCCGCTAGCCATCTTGGACACCCGCCTGCACGGTCATGTCCCAGGCGAGCGGCGACGGCTCGTGGGCTGGCTCGCCTGCGACGAGCAGCTCGCGGCCGCCGACGGTGACCTTCGCGCCGCGCAGGTCAAGGTCGCAGGAGCGCGGGAACGTGAGCGTGGCCGTCACGGCGATGCCGTCGGGCCTGTCCACCTGCCTGTCCTCGTCGGTCGCGTGGCCCACGAGGACGTGGTCGACCGCGACGGGATCGGCCCACGTCGGCACCTCGTTGCCGAAGCGGTCGGACGTCGGCTCGCCCCTCACGGCCACGAGGACGGTCTGGCCGTCCATCACGCGCCTGCCCGGTGCCTTAAGCATCTCCACCGCCCCCTAGCCAGGAGCCGAAGCCGATGGAAGTGCCCAGGCCGAGCATCTTGCGCTCTGACGGCAGCAGGTTGAAGCCGCCCGCGCTGTTCGCGTAGTTCAGCGTCTCCTGGAAGCCGTTCGCGCTCTGGCTGTAGGACGTGACGCCCACGCCCGCCATCGGGGAGGCGTCGAGCCTGTTCACAAGCTCGATGTTCACGTACTTCAGCGCGGAGAGCTGCTTCTCGTCGGACGGGTCGAGCTTGTCGCCCATCTGCACGTCGAGCCAGGCGGCCGCGCGGTCGAGCCACGCGGACAGCCGCTCGGCGCTCATGTCGGTGTCGTACACCGCCGTG